CAAACGAAGGTTCTGCTAGAACTGATAATGCTGGTGATAGTCGCCCTAGGGATTTCCCAGACCAGGCGATAAATCGATTGGAGAGAACATTATGAATGATTTTAATACACCAGGATCTAATAAAAGTTGGATAAATGATGGGTTTAAGAAGTTTGTAGTTGAGCAGCAACTAAGTAATATTGTAAATATATTAGGTGGTGAATTAAAGCATTACATTTATTCTGATAAAACAACAACTCACGAAAAAATTGTAATCGAATACAATCACAAAAACAAAAAATGATCCCAAAAACAGCAGTTATCTATTCTAACGGTAGTATTGAATGTGAAAGAGCAGCATCTCTGCTCCAATCGCTTGGAGGCGAATATCTCGAATATCGCCTAAATCAGCATTTTACGCAAAGAGCATTTGAGCAAGAATTTGGTCCAGAAGCAGAATACCCACAAATTGCACTTGGAGCGCAACATGTGGGTCATCTGAAAGAATTGTTACATTATGGAAAAGAGCAAGATCTCTTTTAATAACCTCCACTACTGGTTTGACCAGATGAGGATCCAGCACTACCGAAAGAATTAACCACTTCTTCATCAGTTGCACCAGCAACTACAGTAGAAGAGGTTCCTGTAACCGCTACTGTAGTGCCATCTGACAAGACATCACCTTGCTCAATTGTTTCACCTGAAAGGGTAACAGTGCGTGAGGTGTATTCTTGTGTAGAGGCAAAGTCGATAGATGAGGTTTGACCGACCAGAGTTTGATAGGTGGGTTTAACTGCCTTAAACTGCTCCTGGACGACATTTTCAGATCTTTTCGCTTCGCTATCTGGATCAGTTTCGATAGAAGGCAGATAACCAACTATCTCTTCAAATTCTTCAACAAACTGGTTAATATATTCCTTTCTGAGAAGGTAGATATTACGCTTATAGTCGTTATTTTGTGACTCGTAGTCGTAATTGCTAATAGGTCGGGTAAGTAAAGAAGGAGGGATTACAGTGCCATCTACTCTTCTATAAGTGAAGTTTTGGGGGACTTGAATACCTTCTTTGAGGATAATACGTCCTTTAGTGTCTCTTTGCTCCTGAGTGACGTAGTGATGCACTGAATCAACTTCAGTAGCACCATATTTTCTGACCATATACTTATAGAGCTCGTGCTCCGTCATAGGCCATTCATCATATACATTGATGACGTTATTGGTGAGCAATACTACCCAATCATAATCTGTTAACCCATACTGCTCATATGCAACCTGATCAGGTCTCATATTGTTACCAATAGTGTATTGGGTGAATCCTAAGATCACATCATCAAGATTTTCCCGAATCTTGATTCTACGAAAGATATTCTTAGCAAGGACATAAGGATCGACGTTGTTTACGCGATAACTTGATGTCCTTACATATACTTTGGGGAGATAAGAGAAATAACCAGCCATTAGACGAAAGACTCCTTAGTGAGATAAGAAGTTTCTTTAAATGCAAGACGCATTGAGTAAGAAACAGGACCATAATCATAGGATTGATCTCCAGCAAGGCGAGTTTGGAGAGATGCATAGTTTCCATCAGGTGACAGATCAACATTCATGTCTGTCAGGACCAGATTTGTAGGAAACTGCATAATTTTTGCAAGATAACCACCAGAATCAGGTGCGCTGATAGTTTCATCATCACCACTACTCTTATGGCGCATAACTGCCATTCTGAAGTAGTTAGGAAGGGTTAACCAGTTAGTGTTATCTTTACCAGGCAGCATTGCCTTTCTCATCGTATCGATGATTTCAATAATTGTGTCAACATCCGACTTATCCTTAGGTGCCATCTTAAAGTCGAAGTTGTGATCTCTAAATGTAGTGCCCTGGAAGATTGCCTCTTCATAGGGATTAAAAATCTTTTTTTGGGTCAGTGCTGATAGTGAGTTAGCATTCAAACTACCAGATCCACCAGTTGCACTCACAACTTGGTTGATTGCACCAGCACCAAGAGAATATCCAAGTTGTGGTTTTGCTGCTTTAGCAAATGCCTTCACTTGCTCACCAAAACCTTCACCTATACCACCAGCAGCGATTGCATCACGAGCAGCACCTACTGCTGCAGCACCAGTCGCACCCAACTCAACACCGTTATACTTGGCAGTGTAGTTTTCACTAAGTTTGTTGGGTAAATATAAATATAACGTCTTAACATTTCTATCATCGATCGGATCGAAAATTTCAAATCTTAGATAGTCGATCACCTCCGTGGGAAACTTTGAATCATCTCTGATTGAGTTACCACTATTTGATGAATTAGCGCCGTAAGGTTTTGCCCTTGGATAAATGAGTGCCATGAGTTATTCTGGAAGATTCCGACCATCAAATAGACATAAGTATAAGGGTGATCCCACAAATATTATTTATAGGTCTTTGTGGGAAAGAAAATTTATGGTATGGTGCGATAAGAATGAAAACGTCTTGGAGTGGGGCAGTGAAGAAATCGTCATCCCCTATGTTAGCCCTGTCGATAATAGGATTCATCGCTATTTTCCAGACTTCTACGTTAGAGCACGAACACGGAGTGGAAGGACTCAGAGGTTCATTGTCGAAGTTAAACCAAAGTCGCAGACTGCGCCACCTAAAAGGAAAGGTAGAGTCACTAGAAGATATTTGAGCGAAATTAAGACATATGCTGTCAATGATGCGAAGTGGAAGGCAGCAAAAGAATACTGTAATGATCGTAAGATGGAATTCATGATACTCACAGAAGTAGAATTGAAGGTATGAGCATCTTTACAGACGTTAAAGATCTAGCAGGAGGCACAAAGCAATCTAAGGATTGGTATAGAGAGCAGTTGATGTATGGACTGCAGGACTATACTGGCACTTTTGATGTAGGTGATATTATCCTGTTTGCTTATGGTGCTGCTGGAGCAGATAAACTACCCTTTTATGACAAGTTTCCTATGGTGTTAATCACCGATAAGGATACTCGGAATATGCAATTTTCTGGTGGTAATGTCCACTATCTAAGACCTGATGCTAGAAGGACAATCTGTAAGAATTGGTCGTCAGGAAGCATTGCTTATCCGAGGCGGTGTCATCATAAATACTTCATGTCAAATGTATCTGCTGTAAAGACTATCCGTAAGGAAGATCTTGCAGACATGACTCCACTACCAATTGAGCAATTTACAATGCCTAGAGTAGGGAGAATGATTGATGTCCCTTCTAGCTTTATTTGGAGTAGACTGTAATGGCATTCAGAGCCGATAATGGTTTCACTAGGTTTATGGACCTAGTAGGGTCTGGGAAGCTTGAGCCCGCCAGATCCAACCTTTACGGTGTCGAAATTGCTGTCCCTCCTGTGTTGGCAGCGAATGACGATAACGTAAGAAGAAATTATCGATACCATTATGATTATGTCAATGCTCTCGCTGATGATGTGACCATCCCTGGTAGAAGAATTACCACTGGTCAGGTTAGAAGTGTAGGTGCAATGCGACGTTTTGCTACTGACACCTCATTCTCTGAGATGAGTGTATCCTTTCTCCTCCCTAAGGATCTCTATCATAGGGATATGTTTGAGAAATGGATGAATTACACAGCATCAGATGCTGAGAATAGAGTCACATTCTATAACGAATATACAACCAACATTAGGATTAAGAAGTGGGAAGTTGGATCTCCTATTGTATTTGAAGGACGCACACAAGAAGGTGCATATCAGCAGAGACTGAATAGAGTTACTGGTGTGTGGGAATTATATGGTGCATTCCCATTCGATATGTCTGCTATTAACGTCAACAATGGTCCTACACAGTTGATCAAACTGGATATCTCCTTCTACTATGAGAGATACAGATTTGATACTGTGGCAGATGATACTATGCCACACACTAATGCATCATCTGATAAGATAATTAACTCGTTTGACGCAACAGCAGCAGCACTTGGATTCTCTACACAACAGACAGATGTCTCGCAGTTTGGTGTCTAAATAATTCCAACTGTAATGGAATATTATGCCTTTACCCAAACTTGCAATTCCTGAATATGAATTGACAATGCCTATCTCAGGCACCAAAGTCGCATACCGTCCATTTCTAGTCAAGGAAGAGAAGTTGCTATATCTAGCAATGGAATCTCAAAATGACAAAGAGATGATCAAAGCGGTTAAGACGATCATCAAAAACTGCACTAACCTAAAAAATAAGGTTGAGGATCTCGCTACTTTTGAGATTGAATATATCTTCCTGAAGATTCGTGGTAAGGCAGTTGGTGAGGTCAGTGAATTTAAGGTCACTTGTCCTGATGATGAAGAGACTCAAGTTGAAGTCAGTGTCCCTCTGGACATGGTTGATGTTGTAGTCCCCGAGAATCACAAGCAAAAGATCAAACTTGATGATACTGTTGGTGTTGTGATGAAGTATCCTTCCCTGGAAGTCTTCGTCAATCAGAATATGTCAGACGAACCTTCTATGGATGATGTCTTCAAACTTGCTGCCAGCTGCATCGGTCAAGTATTTGATGATGAAGAAGTATACGATTCCTTCACAAATAAGGAAGCATTGGAATTTCTAGAGAATCTTAACTCTGAGCAATTTGCGAAGATTCAAGAATTCTTTGAGACAATGCCCAAACTGCAGTATACTTTACCTATCAACAATCCCAAAACTGGTGTTACCAGCGAGATTGTGCTTGAGGGTCTCGCATCTTTTTTCGAGTAGCCCTAATGCACAATAGTCTTGAAAATTACTACAAGACTAATTTTGCACTAATCCAACACCACAAGTATTCTCTAACCGAAATTGAGAATCTTATGCCGTGGGAAAGAGATGTGTATGTGAATCTCCTATTAGCATATATTGCTGAAGAGGAAAGACGGCAATCTTCAGAGAAAAATCGTATGTCTCTCTAATGGCTGCTATCCGTAGTTTCGTCAAAATCAAACCAACCGCCGTAAAGTCTCCTGTAGGTAGAAACTTACAGGAACTTCGGAAGGGCATCAATCGTACTGGTGTTTTGGTCCAAGGTATTGGCGTAAACCTGGATCAAACGAGAAAGTTAATCGAGTTTGAAAGAGAGTTTCTTAAGACTAATACTCAAGAGCAGATATTAGAGGTCAAATCTGAGCAGAAGGAAAAACTAACCTTCGGTGCGAAGATGAAGAGGTTTGGCAGGAAACTCTTCCAGAAGAAAAAGAGAGATGATTCTGAGGATCAGGCAGAAAGGGGCGTAGACGACGCAAAGGAAGATAAAAAGAAAGCAGCAGAGAAGGTCAAGAAACCAGTAAAGAGTTTCTTACAGGCACTTGGCGGTATTCTTGGCACTGTTGCCAAATACTTCATCATGTTTGGTGTCTTAGATGCCATGGAGAAGAATCCAGAGGCATTTGTTAAGGTATTCAAACTAGCGTATAATATTGGTAAGTTTGCATTCAATCTTGCCAAGTTCGGTGTCGGTGGGATCATGGATGGTCTTACCAACTTGTTTGGAGACTTTAGTGATCTAAACGAGGGTATAGTAAAGCGAGGATTAAGATTTATCCTCGGTGCATTCCAAGTCCTTGGTGGATTTGCTGCACTCAGAGCAGCACAGTATATTCTGATGCCTTGGAAGTTGATGCAGGACATCAACTGGGTCAAGGGTGTATTCAGTGGATCCAAGCAAGCAGGAGTAGATCCTAATGCCAGACCATCTAGAGGTGTAAGATCTAGCAACGCATCCAAGGAAGCGAGAAAGAGATATGCTCGCCGCTATGGTGGTGATGCAGCAAAGAATAGATTCCAATCTAGAGTCCCTGGACGCCAAGCATTCAAAGGATCCACGACTTTAGGTCGCGCTGGCCGCGGCATGATGAGCATGAAGGGCATGGGTGCTCTGTCTGTGCTTGGTGGAGGTTTGCGAATTGCTTCAGGTCTTCAAAGTGGTGAGGGTGCAGGCACAGCGGTTGGTGCTGGTGTTGGGCAAGCAGTCGGTGGTATTGCAGGTGCTGCTGCTCTGACAGCAGTTGCTCCCTGGTTGGGACCCCTGGCACCTTTGATAGGTAATGCTGTTGGTGGTTTCCTGGGTGAGTGGGTAGGTAAATCCATTGGACCTATCATTGAGCCCATCATGGGTCCAATCGGTGAATACTTCAAGATGATGTTTGACATCATCAAAGATGTTGGTGGAGAATTATTAAAACCATTCCAAGAGTTGTTTGGAGCACTCTTTGAATTCTTACAACCTCTTTTTGGACTAATTGGTGAAGGATTCAAGATCCTTACAGACTTTACTAAGTTTATTCTTGGTGGCGCAATAAATGTCATCGGAAAGACAATCCAGTTTGTCATCAGTAATGCTAAGAGACTGATGAATCCCGCTAGCGTCGGTGCTGGATTCCTAGATGCATTGACATTCGGTCTTACTGACTTTGATAAAATGGGTCGAGCAGCAGGTGGTATGGTGGGCACACCACTACCAGCAACTCACCCTAAAGGTGCTACAGATAAACTGAAAGCAGAGTTGCTTGAGGTAGTAACGAATAAGGATGACAGGAGTCTCCGTGGTATCATAATCAAAGCGGCCCGTGTCATGAAACAGGCACTGGGCATCAGAGATGAAAAAGTTAAGCAACAAAGTTATGGGTCTTCCTCATCATCAGGTGCAGGTCAAAGACCATCAACTGCATCGGGTGCTGGACCATCATCAGGTGGCGCTCCTTCAGTAAGTGGAGATTTTGATGAGAAGTTTGCAGCAGTCCTGGGTAGTTATGAAGGTCTAAGACTGGAAGCATATGCTGATGCTAACTATGGATGGGAGATTCCCACTATTGGTATTGGTGCAACATATTATCCTCCTGGATTCCGTCTCTCAGGTAAGGTGAAGAGAGGTGATACTATCACCGAAGAAGAAGCATATTGGATCAAATCAAAGCACATTGAAGATCACCGCAAACGTCTTGTCGGTGAGGTGGGATCTGATCTCTATAATAAGGCAAGTGAAAGACAGAAGGTAGGACTTGAGTCTGTAGTTTTCAACTATGGGTCTCTAGATGGTGCTGGCATTAAGAGTGTAGTGAGGACTGCACTTGAGACAGGTGACTTTTCTCCTGTCATAGCGGCATATAGAGATAGACTTGCAAACCACAATGGTGGTATAAACAGTTGGCGTCGTAATGATGAAGCAAGCATCATGGAGAAGGGGGTCGGCACTAGAGTCCCTAGCATCCAGTTTGCTGCTGAAGGTGGTAAAATCATCCAAGATGTGCCTTACATCAACCAGAGAGCAAACAAGGCAGACAAGTATGGTCGCCCTGGTGATACACAGTGCTATTCAACCACAATGGCAATGTGGGTTGCACAACTCACTGGCAAACCTATGACTGCTGAGGATTATAACAAGGTCCGCAGTGGATATGGTATCTCTACAGAAGCATATCCTCAGAAGAAAGCACTTGCTGACTTTGGTATTAACTCATCTCTGCAAACTGGTCAAAGTTGGGAGACACTTCGCAATGAGATCAAAGCAGGATATCCTGTACCCGTGGGATTCAAATATAAAGGATCGGGTCACTGGGGTATGGTTGTTGGTATGAAGGATAATGGATTCGTAGTTCATGATCCATTTGGACAACTGAATTATGGTGGCACCTGGAAGAAGACTAACAGTGCTGGCAATAAGACAGATGGTCCTGGTAAGTATTACTTCATGGACAAGAATCTCTTCGAGAATCAGTTGCCTAATGGTGATGTCTGGATGTGGAAAGCACCTAGATCTATCAAACCATCTAAGAAGATTGGTGATGTATCTACACAAGGTGAGGGATCATCCCCACAGACTGGATCTTCTAATGCATCAACTCCATCTGGGCAGACTCAAGATACTACAGAGTCTAAACCACAGACCCTAGAGCAGGCACTAGATGCCCTGACCAGGACATTTGAGACCTCCTTCCGTGATGCTTTTGCTAAGGGTATTGGCATGAGTGGCACTGGTGAAGCATCCTTGCGAGTTGGTCTGAGTCGTGCTCGTGGACAGGCAGCAGAGAGTGCTATCAAGCAGAGAGCAATGATCTCTCAGATTGCACCTGAAGTAACTGCTGGTAACCTGAGATCAGTCCAAGAGAAGTCTAAGCAACAGGCAAAACGCAAGAAAGATCAGGAGATGACACCTGAGATATTACCTATTGTGCAGCAGCAAACTGTTGTCCAACATGTAATAAATAATCAAGGTGGAGGACCTAAAGTCGTATGGACTAAGCCTTCTCCTATGGTCGCCCCCTTCTAATAAATGGCAGAAGTTAAGCAAGTCAAGATCCCGAAGGCAAAACTTTATAAGATGGTATCTTATAAGGGATCTGTTGGCTCGGGTGGCGCTCAATACACTCCCCTCACTGCTGCTAAAGCAATGGGAGATCTGCAGATCAGTGTTAAGAGTCTGCTCTCAGGTATTAACTCTCTAGGTGCAACGCTGAATAGCGTTGCTCTGACTACAGAGAAAATTGCAGAGTCAATGGCAGCATCTGTCAACTCTCAGATAAGAAATGCAGATAAGATTGGCAAGGTAGAAGCAAAGATTCGTGGTGACGAAAATAAGCAACAGGCGAAAGAATTAACTGAAAAGAAAAAGCAACAAGCACGCGAGAATCGTGACGAGGCGGAGGCGAATAGTAAGAAGAAACCTGGGAAATTTCAGGTTATCCGTAAAGAATTCAAAGAGCAAACTAAGAAAGCATTTGGTGGTCTCTTCGGTGCTCTCGCTAGGATCGCTGGATTCTTTCTCAAATACTTTGTCATCTTCGGTATTCTGGACTGGTTATCAAAGAATCCAGAAAAGGTCCAACGTCTTGCAAAAGGACTCGCTGCCCTTGGTAAATTCATTTACAAGGTTTCCAGCTTTCTCGTCGGATCCGCTTTCGATGGAATCTCCAAGTTTCTGGAGAATCCTATTAGCCTGAAGGGATTCTTCGGTGCCGTCCAGTTTATATTGTCTGCTGCTCCACTATTCGTGGGGATGGCATTCCTTAAGAATCCAGTTGCTACCACCAAGGCAGTATTCTCACTGCTGAAACTCATCGGCGGTGGCATGATGAATATGCTGAAGGCAGGTAAAGCTGTCTTTGGTGGTAGGTTTGGCAAGATCGCTGGTGTTGTCGGTGCAGGTGCTGCTACTGCAATGGCAATCAGTGCATCTGGTGGTAGTAACGCTGAAGCGATCGGTGGAGGCGTTGGTGCTGGTGCTGGCACCGCTGTCGGTCAAGCATTAGGCAGTAAACTTGGTCCTGCAGGATCAATGATCGGTGGTGCTGTCGGTGGTCTTGCTGGCGGTGCTATTGGTCAAGCAGTGGGTCCTATGTTGGCACCCCTCACCAAACCTATTGGTGACTTCTTTAAGATGGTTGGTGACTTCTTTATGGCAGCAATTGCTCCCCTGAAGGATGGTGCTACCGAATTCTTCAAGGCACTTGGTGGATTCATGACCACCATTTTGGATGCTATCAAACCACATCTTCCCTTCATTAAGAAGATGATAGCACTGAATATGAAGATTGCCTTTGCACCCCTACTGTTGGGTATCAAGGCACTGACTGCTGTCCTCAAATTCTTCACTCCTAAGAACACAGAAGACAGGAGAGTAGAAGGTAAGGCTGGTGGTGGTAAAGTTAAAGCACCTGTAACGCTCCCACAGGCATCTGCTGGTGGTGAGATGATGCTACAGGCAAGGAATTTCCTGCGTAGAGAAGAATCATTCTTCTCTGAGTTGATTGATGCACTGATGGAACCTGATGGCATCATCCCTCTGCTGAAAGAAATCTTCGGTATCGTTGTTGGGATTATCAAGAATCCTATGGGATCTCTTACGAAAGCAGCAGGATCCTTTGTTGGCGGTGCCTGGAGTGCAGTAACAGGATTCCTAGGATTCGCTGAAGGTGGACAAGTCCCTGGAGGAGGATTTGCTAGTGGTGGATGGATCTCTGGTCCTCAGAGTGGTTATCCCGTATCGCTGGATGGCGGTAGATCTACTTCATTCATTGGACATGGCACCGAGTGGGTAGGTTATAAAGGATTCGCTAAAGGTGGTGCATTTGTTGTCCCATTTGATACTCCTGCAACTAAAAAGAATCCTGGTCTGACAGGTCTCAGGATGCGTCAGGCAGCATCAGGTGGATATGGTATGCCTGGTTTCTCTATGGGTGGTGCAATAAGACCTACCCTTAAGGGATTTGCGGAAGGAGGTAAGGTCCAGTTTAGTCCCACAGAGTATAACAAGGATTCAATCAGCAGCGACAAGGTGACTGTCGGTGATAAGAGTTATATCATGCGTTATAAAGAGGATGCTGGTAATGTCACCATGCTCCAGATGAATAAGATTGTTAGTGACAACTTCTGGAAACCTGATGATCTGACTGGTGTCAATCCTACATCTGCTGAATGGAAAGCAGTCACAGGATCAGAGGCATGGAAGAAATATCTTGCTAAGAAGCATGGCAAGTATAACCGTCAGTCCAAATCGCATAGTTATAATCTGAAGAAGATGACAACTGCTAAGCAAGCAGAGATTGCATTCTTCTATAACAGATCATACCAAGACAACTATAACGCCTGGAAGAAGCAAGGTGTTACTGATGAGGAGGCAAGAGCATATGCTGCACGCGCTGCAACAGAGTTTGCACTTACTGCTAAAGACTCTCAAGGTGATGTAATCACTGCACTTCCTGGTGCAAAGGATGATGTAACGGGTGAGACTCTTGCTGGAGTGGCACCTGAGGCAATGAAAGAGGTGGAAGTTACACCACCTGCTAGTGATGAAGGTAAGGATAAGAATAAGAAAGGTGGCATGGATCTGGCGATGGAATCGCTGGAGAAAGCATTGAGCACCTTCGGTAGCATGATGAAAGATGCAAATGCCCCTGGCACTCAGATCAACGAAGCAAAACTAAAAGAAGAAGATTTGAGGGTAGGTCTCAGTGTTGCTCGTAATGAAGCACTTAAAAGTGCCATGGCACAAAGACAAGCGATTGGTAGCACTGCACCAATTAGTGTTGGATCTGCTGGTGAGGAGCAACCTCTCGTTATTCCCAACTGGGCACCTCAAGAAGCAGAGCCTTACCTTTCTCCCAAGTTTGGTTTGGTAGCAGACTTCAGAAACGACATGACAGACCTGATGTAAAATGGCAAACAGAAGAGCAAGGAAACACGAATTAAAGAAGATCGAGATTGAGCTCGTTGGTGGTGACAAGTTTGACATCAGAGAGGTTGTCGTTGACTTCACCTATTACGAATCAATTGAATCACCATTCATTAGATGTGATTTTACCATCGCGGATTCTATTGACTTCAACAAAACGTTGATGGGTGGTGAGATTATCCACGTCAAACTTGACTGTGAATCATCGAAGGGTGATGACATGGATATTAAATTCCGTGTATATAAGATTGGTAGCATCATTAAGTCTGAGCGTGGTCAGATGTATATTCTCCACACTGCAACTCCTGAGATCTATGATAATGAGATGAAGAAGGTCTTCAAATCATTCGGTCCTATGGATGGAGCACAGAGTAGAGATCACATTCCTCAGCATCTCCTTAGAAAATACTGGAATACCAATAAGGTAAAGAGTAAGTATATGGAGCCCCATAGCACCATTAACTTCATTTCACCTAACTGGAAAGTTACAGATGCAATTAGTCATATCTCTGACAAAGTTGTCAGAAAGAAAGGTAGCAAATCAAGTACAAAGCAGAGTGGTTTTCTTTTCTTTGAAAATAAGAAAGGATTCTGCTTCCAATCTATTGATGGTATGTGTGAGGGACAGATAGATGGTGCAGAGTCATTTGTATATACTTTAGTCCAACAGGGTGCAGATCCACCAGATGATGGCATGTATGCGATTGAATCTGTCATGTACCCTGATAAGGCAGATCACCTTAGAAACATGCGTCTAGGGACTTACAAGGCACTCTCAATCGGTATCTCCTTACCTATCACTACAGACTCTAAAGTTACAGACTCTGGCAACAGTGACAAGAGAGGCACTATCGGTGCTCCTCAAGAGGTCAACTATATGCAGGTGTTTCGTATGGGATCAACCATTGAGAGACAACCACCATATGTGTTACCTGATGATATTGATATTGAGAAGTCTGCACCTACAAGACTTCATATCAGAAACTTACCTGATATGAAGAATCAGCAAAGCTCAAACCATAAAGCAGGTGCTGAAGGTAACAGGGATACATTGTCTGTAGGTTTGTATGCATCAGCACGCTATAGTTTGCTCAAATCTGTCCAGTTAACGATTGTTATTCCTGGTAACCCTGCACTAACTGTGGGACAAATCCTGAAAGTTGTTATCCCTGCATCTCAGCAGTCTGCTGGTAAAAAGGGTAACGTGAAAGAGGATAGGAAATATAGTGGAAGATATCTTATTGCTGGTCTTACACATACATACCAGCGTGAAGGATTGACGACGGAATTGAAGTTAACACGAGATTCAGTCAAGAAACAGTCTTACTAAATACTGTACACACTTTAGTCCATCGCTATTATGGAAAAGTCAATTGAAGATCATATCGCAAAGGATAAGGAAATCCTTGACAACCCTATGATTTCCCCCCACCAACGTCGGCATTTGGAATCAGAGCTCCAAGATCTAGAGCAATATCATAAAAACAATCCATACGATCATCATGATCCTACAGCATTTGAGATGTATTGTGACTCAAATCCTGAATCAGATGAGTGTCGAGTTTACGACTGTTGACAACATCTAGATAATTTATTATAATCAACCATGTAAGGGTTGCAATGAATAACTTTGAAGAACTAATACTGGGTCATTACAGGAATCAACACCAAGCGATGTCAAATCCTGCTAAATGGCCTCAAATTGATTTAAGAATTACAAGGATTGGGGAGAAGAAACTCCAATCCAAGTCTTGGTATAAGTATAGAAGTGAGGCGAATGCTTACAAGCATTCAGAGCACACTTGGGCATACACATCCAGCACCACCGTAGTATTTCTTACTAAGGATCTTCTTTTTGAAAGAGAAGTCTGTCCATATATTTGGACATGGGATGGTGAATGGTGGAATGGCACAACGCATGGTGAATGTATCCATGACAATGTGCAAGTATTTTCCAAGGCACGATTCAATGGCGAAGAGTATCGTGCGATTGATAAAGGTATCGATATCGAAACAGGAGACTTCAAATGGGGAAAGGATTTCTCAGAGGGAGAATTTATGTTTAAGAGAATCGAATAAATAATCACACGAAAAGTTACACACAATGAGAGAACGCACCGATGTCCTAGGAAGAGATGGATATACTTGGTGGGTGGGTGAAGTTGAAGATAACAACGACCCATCTAAACTAGGTAGAGTTCGTGTCAGGATCCTAGGATGGTATACAGGACATAAGGCAAAGGAAGATTATATTAAGGAAGTCCCAACTAAGGTGCTCCCTTGGGCGAATGTTTTGTTGCCTACAGATAAACCCCAGACTAAAAACACTGGCACCATGTCAGAGTTGCAGTGTGGATCATGGGTGTTGGGTTTCTTTCTAGATGGTGATGAAGCACAGTTACCTATTGTCTTAGGTGCATTCCGTGGTTTCCAAGTAGAAGGTGCTGACAAGAGGACAACAGTTGCAGATCCTAAGGTTGCTGATAAGGATGCACCTGCTAATGCTAGACAGCAAGAGACACCCCTGGGCACTACTGCACTGGATGGTTCTCCCTTTGCTAAGACACAGCAAACATCACCTAGCGGACCTGTAGGTGGTCAAGAGAATTCTCGTGGTGCTATCTCTGCGCTGGAAGAGACTCTCCCTGGTAACGCTGTAACTAATCCGATCAAACCTCCTGTTGAGAAACAGTCCATTGGTGATGGTGTTGCTGCATCTGCTGGTGAAGGTTTTGAAACGGACATCAGAAGAATGCTCACCGAGATGGGCAATATGGCAGCATCAATTGGTAATGCTGGTGACTCGTTTGTATCACTGGTTAATGGTGCAAGACTGGCAGGTGATAAGGTCCTAGAGCACCTAGGTAAGATTGCTAACTATCTGTCTGGTGCTATTGCTGGTGTTTTGGCACCACTGAAAGAGATCCTGGCACAGTCAATCGCTACAGTAATTAACGCACTGGTCAAGATCATTTCCAGTTTCATCCCCATGGGTGTGATTACTGCAATCCTGGGATTCCTTGAGCAGATCTTTGCTATCTTCTGTGCTCCTGTCCCTGCATGGTTGGGATTAGTCCAAGCGGCACTAGCAGATACAGCAAACTTTGCAAACCAAATTGCAACACTAGCGGTAAATAAGATCACCAGTGTTATTCAATCTGCTATTGGTGACGCAGTTGAAGGTATCACCAACCGTATCCTGGAGGGTATCCAGTCTGCGATGAATCGTATGTCAGGTATTACTGGCGACATCATTTCTGCTGTCCAAACTGCTCGTGACTTGGGTCAAGCAGCATCGCGATTGGGTGATACTGTCTCCATGATTATGGAGTTTGATTTCACTACTCTTGATTGGGGATCATTAATCTCCTTCATTCTGGCATTGCTGGGTCTCTTCTTCAAGAAAGATTGTGGGAGGAAGATTAAACGACCGAAAGCGAAAGCGTGGTTCCCATTGATAGGCACCACGACATGTACAACCATTGATGATGCTGTCCAAGGCACTAACTATGCTTCCCTGCTGAGGTCTGGTAACCCCAAGGATGGTAGTGGTCTGGGTGGTAGTTATATCGATGCGATGTTTACTGACATCAATCCTTATATGATGGAGGTGCAAACCTTCCTCAATGGTGCTAAGAAGATCTTTGACGCAACACCTGGCAAGGAAAAAGCAATTGAGTCTGGTCCTGGTGGTCAAACCACCTTCCAAGATAGTTTTGGTAACCAGCATCAGAATGTCCCTAACAACTCCACCAAGATCATTGGTAGAGATAAGTGCGAGACTATCAAGGGTAACTATGTGCTGACAGTAGAAGGTGACTTCTATTTGAAGGTTATGGGTAACTACCACGAGGAAGTCGTGGGTGCTAAGAATGAAAACAAATCCAATGGTCCTCAGTCTGAGTCCAGTGGATCATCTTCTGCACCTGATATAACAAAGGCAAAGCAGTCTGAGTCTGTAGCATCTGGATTGGCATCATCTAATGTGAAATCAAATTCTTCTGATTTTAATCTGGTGCCCATGAAGAAGCGCAGAGCACAATACTTTAAGAAGATTCAAGGTGGTGGATTCTATCCTGTAGATAAGATTCCTTATCACCCTGATGCTGATGAGATGGGTCGCACACCATGGGGTCCTCAACTTGCAACTGAGTTGAAGGATGATAAGGAGCAGAAGTCTGGCCAACGTTTAGAAGGTGACCATAACATTTCTTACACTGGTGACGTTACTATTCAGGGTAACAAGGTGAAGATCACTGGTATTGAATCAGTGAATATCAACTCACAGGTTGTCAAAACTGAAGCAAACTCTATTGAGTTGGTTGCTGATGGTGAGATCTTCCAAGAAGCAAACTGGATTACATCCTTCCTGAATGCAGGAAGACTGGAGATGATTGCACTCTTCAATCCATTTGCTGCACTGACTGGTAGTTTCCGTGTTGTTAAGGGCACTATCCTTGAGTTGGCAACTGACGTGCCATTCCCTTCTGTTGCACCTCCCATGATCGTGAGGACAACTGTGGCAGTGGCACAACCAGGATCGATCCATGACATCTGTATTGGATCCACAACTGGTGTGATCAACTCCTTCATTGCATGTCCCTCTGGTGTGATTACAGAATTCACACCTTCAGGATCTATCGTCAACCAAGTGGTGTCAGGCATGGCGTCCTACTCTGTGGGTGCTGGTTTCATGGCAACTGGTTGTGCTTTCGGTCCCCACCAAGTCTATGGCTTGCCATTGCTGCTGAATTGAGGTATGATATGAGGGTCCTCGTTATGACCCCATGTCTGATACCTACCTTGAGCATATCTGGGTTGACATCTCCCGCCGCTCCGTGAAAATCATGGACAGTGAAGGTGTTGATGAGATGGTGCAGTGGAAGTTTGATGAAGAAGGTGCCGAAGGTTTCTCTGAGACCCTAACTACTTTCAACGCTTGCGTCCCGTCCGAATTAATTACTTATGTCTAGTATCATTACTCTTACTGTCCAAGAGGCACAAGATAATTTTGATTTTGTTTTCTCTCTTGTAGAGCGAGGACATACAATCAAACTTATTAGTGAGTCTGGTCACATTGTGTTGATGACACCAATCGCATCACCAAATAATGGATCAAAGATAAATATTCCAGATCCTGAAGAGTTTGTGCCAGATCCTGCATTTGTCGCAGGATATGTATCAGAATCTCTGAATGAAATGACGCAAGACTTCTAATGAAGAAAATCCGCATTACTCACAGTTACTGTTACCTTGACGTAAGACAAGGAGAAAACATAATTGTTGA